CGTAGGGCGGCGAGGTGAAACACAGGCGCGAGAGGTCACCCTGCATCAGAGCAGCGACCACGTTCCGGTCGGTGGAGTCGCCACAGATCAGGCGGTGCGGGCCAATCGCCCAGACATCGCCGGGGCGGGAAACCGCCACGACGGGTGCGTCTGGCACGTCATCGGCAACGTCAGGCTCGTCGGCTTCGGACTCTGATTCATCATCCGCGACAGCCACCGCGCCGGTGAGCAGTGCCTCGATCTCGGCATCCTCGAAGCCGGTCAGTGCGAGGTCGTATCCCGCGTCGGTCAGCTCGGCCAGTTCCAAGGCCAGCATTTCTTCGTCCCAGCCCGCATCCAGCGCTAGCCGGTTGTCGGCGATCACCAGTGCCCGCTTCTGCGCGACGGTCAGATGAGCCAGTTCGATCACCGGCACCTGATCAAGACCCAGCTTGCGTGCAGCAGCCAAACGACCGTGGCCCGCGATGATGCCGTTGTCGCCATCAACCAGGACCGGGTTCGTCCAGCCGTATTCGACGATGCTGGCGGCGATCTTGGCGATCTGCGCATCGGAATGCGTGCGCGGATTGCGGGCGTAGGGAATCAGCGCCTCGACCTTGCGGTACTCGACGTTGAGCGTGTTCAAAGATGATGTCCTGAAAATAGAAAACCCGCCGACGAAGCCGTGGGCGGGTTTTGGGGTTAGTGCGAACTGGCGGGGTGCGAACTGCGAACCGTGCGAACCTTGGTTCGCACCCTGACGCTAAAAAAGCGCCGCGCTCGCGCCCCCCGCATTGCTTTCTGGCCAGGAAGGACCCGTCGCAACGGGGCATGACCATCGAGGGCGGGAAACGATGAAGGCCACAGATCGCTCCGTGGTCTTCACGCACCCAATGCTCGCAAGATTAGCCGTAATACTAGCGAAAAAGCCTCAGGATGTTGCACGCCAAAAAGTGACTGAAACCCGCATCGGCACGCAGGATTCCGAACGGCGTCGCGATTGTTCGCAACTACACGCAACGTCAGCGGCCGTTGACAGCTGCCCCATGACATTTTTCTGTTCGCAGTTGCTCGACGACGATCTCCAAGGCCTTCTGCCAACGGCGCCAGGCGGTCGTGCGGTCGCAGCCAAAGCGGCAGCAGACATCCTTCCACGGGTAGCGTTGTGCCCGCATCCAGACGAGGTGGCGCTGTTCCTCCTCCAGCCATTGCACCCAACGCATGGTCTCCAGCATCCGGTCGATGGCAGCAGGGTCGGGAGGAAAGCGGTAGACCCGTGGCTCAGCTCCTAGGTTTTCCCAGGGCATGCGCTTGATCGCTGGCCAGCAGTTGAAGTAGCCCTGTACGCGAACCGGAGGAAGGCGGTGGGCGGTTCGTGCGGCCTCGATGAATCGGTCCGCCACAGTCTCGATCGTCCACTCAGCCATGTCGACGTTCCTTCGGCCCGTACAGCCGATCGCCGATACGGCGAAGCAGTTCACGTTCGACCCAGTCGAGCCGCGTGTCGTCGGGCGATATCACCAGGATCTTTTGGTCGCGCCAGCCCTCGCGCTTGATCTGCTCCGGATCGGGTCGCGGATCAGGTTGCAGTCGAGCCAGGGCACAGCGGTATGCGGGAGTCGGAACCTTCATCTCACACCTCCTGTGTCTCGACGGCCCAGTGCAACAGCGCAATGGCATCGGCTTCGTTGTCGTCAGCCGGTGTGTGGCCACGCAACCGGGCGGCGCTAATCATCTGATCCTTGTTCGCGTTGCCCTTGCCGGTGGCGTGCTTCTTGATCGTGCCCACCGGAACGCCCTGGTACGGGATCTGGTGGTGCTCGCACCATGCGGTGAGGTGGGCCATGAAGCCGCCGTAGGCGTGTGCCGCATCGACCCCAGCGTGGCGGCGCACCTCCTCGAAGTACACGGCGTCGATGCCGTCGCAGGACTGCTTGATCTCGGTGAGCCAGCGCTTGAAGCGCAGGTAGCGCATGCCGCCACCCTCGAAGCGCTGCGGCTTGAAGGATTCTGATCCACTGGTCACTGCGCCATCGCGGTCGCGCAGTGCCCAGCCGGTCTGGGTGCCGAGATCCAATGCCAGGATCGAGGACAGGGATGGCCGCCGATGATCTGAGCCCGGGTGGCCGGCAAGTCCCTGACGTAGGGCAGAGGGACCCGCTGGTCCCTCTCCTACGTAGTAGGAGGGGGAGTTTTCGCCAACTGGAGAAAGGGAGAAAGTCCCGCAATGGCGCGGGTTTGCGCCAGTTGGCAAGTTGGCAGCGATGCCAACTGCCAACTGCGGGTCATTCCCTGCAATGCCTTGATCTGACTGGGCTTCCAGTTGGCAGGGGTTTGCCAACTGTGGGTAGTTGGCAAGGAAATGAGTGCAGTTGGCAACGGCGCTGCCAACTGCCGATTGGGCAATATTCATGGAGCCTCCGGATCGTTCAGTTCGTCGTGATAGACCCACACATCTGGGTTCTCGACGGGCATCGAGGCGCCGGAATGCGGGCACTTGTAGTGGGTGGGGAGCACCGTGTGCTCGCGCATCGGCAGCTCGCCGGTGGCCGTGTCGACATCGCCCGCTGGCATGCGCAGCACCATGCCTTCTACGCAGAGATAGCCGAACTTGGTGCGGCCGCTGGAGGGCAGACCGTAGTCAGCCGCGTTGCGGAAATACTTGATGTAGCCCTGCGTCGAGAGCGCGGAGACGCGTTCGCGGATGGTGCGCTCGCCGCCCAGACCGGCCTTGCCCTCGAAGGACTCCGCGAACTGATTGGCGGTGTAGCAGCGCCCGTTGCCGGCCTCCTCGAACAGGATCTGAAGGATCGCGTCGCGTTTGCGGCGGCGCTCGGCATCCAGTCGCTCGCCGTAGTCCTTCATCACCAGCCGCTCGTTGGCATCGACCTCACGCCACTCACCGTTGATCTTGTCGACGTGCCGTTGCGGGATACCCGCGCCATTGCGCAGCTCGAAGATGAGCTGGCGAGTGGTGCGCGTTTCATCGGGTCGGAACAGCAGCATGCCGGTCGAGTAGTAACCGCGCAGGCTTCCTGCGCCGGCCAGTGCCTGGAACGGGTCCTCCTCAAACTGCTTCTTGCCTAGCTTCTTGGTGTGGTGAGCGAGGATCACCCCGGCGTCGGGATTGACCGCCTGGCGAATCCGCTCCACCCGCTGCGAGAGGAAGAACAGCATGGCGCCGTTGTCGTTCTCGCCACCAGCATCGCCGCCGTCGAACACGTTGCGGATCGGATCGATGGCGATGATGTCAGGAGGCTCGCCGCCAAAAGCCTGTGCGATCGCTGGGATCACCTGCGCCAGACCGGCGTCATCGAGCACCAGCCGCAACTGCGGCGTGGCCACGAAGTTGGCGCGGGCGTCCAGAAGCCGATGGGACGGCAGGCGGACATCCTTCACACGCTCGCGCAGATAGTGGTACTGGACCTCGGCCTGCAGGTAGAACACCCGTAGCGGACGGGGTGGATGCATGCCAAGAAACGCAGCTCCAGCCGCCATGTGAGCCAGCCACGACAACAGGAAGTCGCTCTTGCCGACCTTGGGCGCACCGCCGAACACCAACATGCCTGCGGGCGTCAGCACGCGCGGCGAGATCAGATCGGGTGGCAGCGGCGAGTTGTCGTCGAGCAGTTCGCCGAGAGTGAAGGTGGGCAAAGAGGCAGCCGCCGCCTTGACCACGCGACGTTCGCCCTGGGCGATGAATGCCGCACAGTCGAAGCCCTCGTCGACAGCGTCTGCTGCATCCCACTTGGCCGGCTTGTCGGTCGGCGGCACCAAAATAGCCACGGATGCGCTGCCCGCCATCACGCAAGCGCGTGCTGCGCTCTCGGCGTAGTCCCAGCCAGCGGCATCCCGGTCCGGCCAGATGACCACGGATCTCCCGGCTAATGGACGCCAGTCGGTCTTGTCGACTGGTGCCTTGGCGCCGTTCATCGCGGTGGTGGCCGCAATGCCGCAGGCAATCAACGCAGCCGCACATTTCTCGCCTTCGACCAGGACGACCTCTCGCGCTTTCCCGATGGCCGGCTGGTTGTAGAGTGGCCTCGGGTCGGGGGCGCGCCACATGCGGGCTCGCACATCCCAGGGGCGGTACTCTTTGCCTGTCGGCGGGTCATACCGGTAGACGCAGGCGATCAGCTCGCCATCGGGAGTCAGGTAATCCCATTTGCCGGTGTAGGCGCCGAGGTCATCCATCTGCACGCTGCGAACATCACGGCGCATCGGCGTGATGTTCGGTGGAGCAAGACCGAGCCACTGCCGGATCTCTGCGGCGATACGTGGGAAGTCGCTGCGGGCGGATCGACCTTGCGAGCGCGCCCACAGATCGATGATGTCTCCGCCCTCATCGGTGGAAAAGTCCTTCCACAGGCCGCGCCGTGGTCCGTCCAGCTCAACCACCAGACTCTTGCCCGGGTTGCCATCGACATCACCGACGTAGAACTTGCCACCCCGGATGCGCCCCTGCGGAAACAGGTAGTGGAGGACCGCCTCAAGTCGATCCAGCAAGCCAGCGCGCAAGGCATCGGTGTCAGAGGTCAGTTCGTCGCGCTGCTCAGGCGCGTCATTGAAGTCGAGCCAGATGATGTTGTCGGCCATCATGTCGAACTCCAACAGCGGTCCTGCCAGGGGCAGAACTTGCACTCGACATGCGTTGGGGTGGTTGCATGGCGCGGCAGCAGTTCCTGGCTGTCCGTTGCCGTGATGACCCGAACCGCGCGATCGGACATGCGCTGTGCCAGGCCGCCGTCAAACGGCACCAACTCGAACCAGATCTCCTCGGAGTCCTTGTTGATCGCAGTGAACAACGCTGGGTTCGCGGAAATGCCCGGGATGCTGGCCTCCATGTAGGCCTGATAGATGGCCATCTGCGCGGCATAGACCGGTTTGGATTTGCTGACGCCGTGCTTGACCGTATCCCGCCAGGACTTGTCGTTCATGGTCTTGCACTCCCACAGGGCCGGATAGCTTATTCGTAGCTCTGCGGGGCCGCCGTTCAGGACGCCATCGACGTGCCCTTGAATACGGCCGCCTGCAACGGAAAAGCCGAACTGACCGCCGCTGGCCTTTTGGGTGTACAGATCGAATCCGGCCATGCGCAGCCAACGAATGGCCAGCTCTTCGAGAGCGTGTCCCACCTCGAAGATGCGCAACACGCGACCCGGGATTTCCCTTCCAGCATCGACAGGGGTTTGGAGATACTCGTATTGCAGCGCCCGCTCGCAGGCAACGCCCAACCGAGACGCACCGAGATAGTTGCGACGGGGTTGGTTGTCGCGTTCGGCGCTAAGTGCGGCGTCGATGAGCGCGCCGATCTGCTCGTGGATCTTTGGGCGGTGATTGAAATCCAGCATCAGAACGGCACTCCCGTCGAAGCGGACTTGCCTTGGCGGGCGAGTCGCTCATCAAGAAAAGCGCGGTCCTTCTCCGCCATCCGCTCGTGCTCGACGAGCATGTGTTCCTGGTAGGCGGTCACCACCACGTCGATCAGCATCAGCACTTCGTCTTTGCTGTAGTCCGCCAGCGGGCGCTGCATGCCGATGGCGCCGACATACTCTCCAAGCGGCGCCAGGCAGGACGCCATGGCGGCGAGCTCCATATCACTGGGATCGATCATGTGACCTCCCGTCTTTTCCATGAGTCGCGAAAATGCGTTCTGGCAGCGCATGGAGCAGAACACCCAGCGGTCCGAGTAACGTCGTGGATCGCTGCGCGGCAGGCGTGGATTGAAATAGCCGAATCCCTTGGCCTTTCGGGAGCAGACTGCACATTTCACGCGGCCTCCCGGTGGGCATCGTTGGCAGCCACCACGAGGCGCTGAATCGACGACTTGTTGAACTGGAACGACAGCAGCGCCGATGCCTGATAGCGCGTCATGCCAAAGTCGGCGCGCAGCGCCTGCGGCAGATACTGCAGTTGCTTCGCGGTCGGCGGTTCGTTCAACCAGCGCCGGGTCTTGTGCGCGGAGTCTGCCGACTCGCGGTCATTCAGCCAGTCATCGGCCTTCGCCATGCAGACGGTGCGATCGCCAACGGCCAACAAGCGCGGCTGCAGATCCTTACCTCCGCCCACGGCGTGCCAGCGCCCATTCAGGAAGAACACGCCACCCCAGGCGTTGAAGCCGGTGGCCATCAGTGCGTCGTCGCAACCGAACAGGTCGCACCAGCGGAAGTTGGAGCGCTTGAGCAGGTCGATCTCGGTCATCACGAAATCGGCCAGCGCATCACTGTCCTCTGTGGTCTCGTTCTCCCAGACGAATCCGCACAGCGGGCATTCGCGGCAGCCGAGCGGGACGGTGGCTTCACAGGACGGGCAGTCCTTGGTGGGCGCTTCACCGTGATGCTGGTGTCCGTCGAGATTGACGTCCTGTTCCAGAGATCCGTGCATCAAGGTCGCAGTGCCGAAGTCCAGGACCACGCAATCGGTCTTGATGAGGCGAGGATGCTCCGTTGGGTCGATCGTTCGCAGGCCACGCCCGATCATCTGGGTCAGCGTGGACTTGTGCGAGCTGGGTCGCAGCAGAACGACACACGACGTGGGCGTGAAGTCGTACCCTTCGGTCAGCACAGCCACATTGACCACGACTTGCGCGGTGCCGGATTCGTAGTCGGCCAGTCGTGCCTTTCGCTCTGCGTCTGGGAGCTCGCCATGCACGATCACGGCAGACACACCGGCATCCTGAAAGGCCCGGCGCACGCACTCGGCATGGGCGACGGTCGAGCAGAACACGATCGTCTTGCGCTCGCCGGCCTTCTCCCGCCAATGACGGATCACCGCATCGGTGATGGGCGTCTTGTTCAGAATCGCCTCGACTTCCGTCATGTCAAAGTCGGTGGCCGTGCGACGAACTCGCGTCAACTGCTCCTGGGCGCCGACATCGATGACAAAGGTGCGGGGCGGTACGAGGTGGCCGGAGGCGATCAATTCGCCGAGGGTGATTTGATCCGCGACGTTACTGAAGACCTCTCGCAGTCCCTTACCGTCACTGCGGGCAGGTGTCGCCGTCACCCCGAAAATCTGAGCGTGCGGGTTCTTGTCCAGCACCCGGTCGATCACACGGCGGTAAGACGTCGAGGCGGCGTGGTGCGCCTCATCGATCACCAGCAGATCGAGTGTTGGTATCGCGGCGAGATGGTTGTCGCGTGACAGCGTTTGCACCATCGCGAACGTGGCACGCCCGGACCAGGATTTGTCCTTGGCATCGAACACGGATGTGCGGACGCCCGGATTCACCCGTGCGAATTTGGTCAGGTTCTGGCCGGTCAGCTCATCACGGTGGGCGAGGATGCAGGCCTTGGCATCTGGCTCGGCCAACAAGTTGCCGGCTACCGCCGACAGCATGATGGTCTTGCCCGACCCGGTGGGGCCCACAGACAGCGTGTTGCCGTGTTGGGCGAGCGCCGCCAAAGAGCGCTCGACCAGCAGGGCTTGGCGGGGGCGGAGCATCATGGCGGCGTCCCCCTTACTGTGCCCAGCTCGGGCGACCCGGCACGGAGGCACGGCCCGTGGCCTGGGCATACGCGTTCGACCCGTTTGCGGGTGCTGGCGCTTTCGCCGCTCCCTGCGCGCCACCCATGAGGGCGGCGTAGTCCTTGTGGTCGGGCGTGATCGCGGCCTTGATCACGCTCTTGTCCTGGCCGTTCTGGTCTTTGTCCCAGTCGACCTTGCCGAGAAACTCGATGCCATCAAGATCGGCAAACCCGCTGATGCGGCGCGCGTTTTGCGCAGCAGGACTGTTGTCGCCGGGGTGAACGCCGCGCGCTGAGTTGAGGATCGCCTTGACGAAGGTGCGGCCCATGTTGGCCCACTCAGGGCCTTTCGGACTGTGCAGGCCGATCAGCGACCACATCTTGCGACGGGCGAACTCACCCTCCATCACGACGAACTCGCAGTTCAGGTACACCGAGCCGGTGTTGTCGTTGCGGGTGGCGTAGCCGCCGGTCCATCCCTGCGACGGATCATCGAAGCCACCCGGCTTGATGGTCATGCGGACACGCACCAGCGTGCCTTTGGGGATAAGGTCGAAAGAGGTCTGTTCGGAAGCGGAATTGAAATCGAAGTAGGTCATGATCAGGACTCCTGAGTCGAAGTGGATTCGGGGATGGCAGCGGGCGCGGGGCGCGCGAAATCGAGCCGTTCGGTAGCGGGCCTGGCCGGGCCGGCGATCTTTTCCATCAGCCGGCCAAGATGCGGTTCCTCGATCGGATCGAGCCGCCCGGAGCGGTCCTTGGCGGGGTATCCCCATGCGTTCAGCGTGTGGCAGACAAAGGCGCGGTAGCTGGCGCCGTCATCGGCCTTCAGCTCGGCCAAGGTGACGACCTCATCGACGATGCCGGGCAGTTCGAGGCCGGTCTTGGAGCCGTCGATCTGCAGCGAGAACACGCGGCGATTGAAGTCGTCCAGCCGCTCATCGAGGATGCCGACGAACCAGACGTTCTTGCCGCGCGTGTGCTGCAGGTGGGTCAGCCAGCCGATCATTTCCTGGCCCATCAACCCATACGCACCTCGGCTGTCCGGTTTGCCGGTCTTCTCGGAGTAGGCCTGGGGCTGGCCTTTGCACCATTGCAGGCACAGGCGACCGGCCACGGTAATGGAGTCGACGAACACGGTGTCGTACTTGTCCAGGACCGTCGGATCACCGAAGCGCGCGCACACGGCATCGAAGTGGGCTTGGCTGAACGGCTGGTCGTCGCGCAGCGCCGGGTTCGGCCCGCCGATGTACACCGCGAAGTCACGACACTCCTGCCAGGTGCGCGGGCGGATCGTGTCGCCGGCCCAGCCCTCGACAGCCAGATCTCCAGCTTCAAGGTCGAAGAAAAGCGTGGCAGTGGGTTTCAGCGTCCAGAGCTGTGACGTTTTGCCGATGCCGCTCTTGCCGACGAGCACGCCTTTCACGCCACGGCGCTCGGCCAGGCGCTGGTCTGCAGTAATGATGGGGAGGCTCATTTGCCGGCCTCCTCGGTGCTGATGTTGGCGAACGCGTCAGCGACGGTGGTCACGCCGAGTGCGCCGCGCTTGCGGGCCATTTCGTACAGGTCGCGCAGACCGCTCAGACGGCGATGGATCAGACGGGATTCCGACTCCATGCCCTGGATCGCGAATGCCAGGTCATCAATGGTGGCGTCTTCGATGCGACGCACGACTTCGTCGGGGCGATTGCCTTCCAGTGCCGGGATGCGGATGTTTTCCGGCAGATCACGGAGATACATTTCCGGCTGCTTGCGCAGCAGTTCGAGCAGCGTAGGTTTGGTTTTCATGGCTATTACTCCTGAAGCAGAGCGAGACGGAAGCCCGGCTTTCCGGTCTTGAGGGTGCGTGCCGGGGCGAAGGCGCTCTTGAGCGACTCGGGCCACGCGTTGAACTTGGTTTCCGAGATCCGGTAGCTGATCTCCACGTACTCGGACGGGTCGTCACCGTTGGCGGCGATGCGCTGGGTGATCTCGGAGAGCCGCTTCTGGTCCCAGTCGACCTTCTTGGGCAGATCGGCGGTGATGCGGACGTGCCCGTCGTCGAAATGGACGACGCCGGTGTCCTTGCCTGCCGCCAAGCGCACCTGGTGTGCGCGGTCGGCATACTTGAGATCCAGTGCGCGATCGACGTGCTCGACGATCGCCTTGGCAGCAGCCAGAAGATCAGCAGCGTCGTTCTTGAGCTGGAACAGCGACTCGCTGGCAAGCGCAGCCAGTTCGCCGGCTGGGGTGGTCAGGACTTCGTCGGGGGAGATGCGGTTCACAGTGCACCTCCCGCATTGACGCGTTCGGAGGTGCTCTTGCGCAGGCTCTCGGCCTCGTAGGCTTCGATGTCCTCGATGCGATACGCGACGCGGCCTTGCAGCTTCAAAAATACCGGGCCGATTCCCTCGGAACGCCAGCGCTCAAGCGTGGCTTCGCTGACTCCCCAGCGTTCGGCCAGTTGGCCTTGATTCAGATGTTTGACACTCACGATGCACTCCTTCTGGTTGTTGCGAATTCGTGAGGTCAGTTTCGAAGTCGGCCTGTGCGGGCGTCTGCCGCCGCCATGTACGGGCTGATGTACGGGCGCAGCTTCTGCGGGGAAAAGCGGGGCCCAGAAAGCAAAAAACCGCCCGAAGGCGGTTGTGCGTGGTGCTGCCAACTGGTGGCCGGTCAATCTCGGCGGAAGCCATACTTCCCCTTTTCAGGGTTGTCGATGTAGTCCTCCCAGTCGGTGTTGCCACTGAACAGGTTCTGCATGCGCTGACTGCGCGCCGTCTTCTTATCTGCATAGGCTGCGTCGAGAATTTCAGCGGCTGGGAGAATCCACCTGTCGTTGATAGCCTGCTCGAACATGTAGCGGACTGCCGCAGCCTGACGCTCGCCCTTGATCGTCCATGGCTTGATCTTGGTGCGGATGGTCAGCGTGTTGGTGTACTCGTCGAAGTGCACCGGCAACACGGGGCGGATAGCGCCATCGGGCGGAGCAGCCAGTATGCGATGCAGGAGATCCATGTCGATGCACGGCGCGGCGACGTAGTCGACGATTGCAGCTCGTAGCGATGCGAATCGGTAGCTACGCGGCGGCCGGACAAACTGCGGCAATACGCCGCCAGACGACAAAATCAGACCCTGGTCAGGAAGACTTGTCTGGCTGAAGTGGCGAAATACCTCTTCGACGGAGTGCGCCAAGCCGCGAACGAGCCAGACGTCAGTCAGCGCGGGTCCGATTCGTGCCTTCCCCAAATGCCAGAGGGAATCTTCCAGCAGCGGCGCATTAATTCCTTTTCGCAGAGCTTGCGCGATACCCAGGAGATCGGCGATGGTGCTCAGGATTGCAGCTGGCCGAACGCTGTAGACGGCGACTTCAGCAGCGGGGACAGACTTCCACCGAAAAGACTCAGGGCAGCGGTAGCGATACCGATCAGCTTGGTCATCTTCAGTCAGGTCGACTTGAACGAGATCGTCATCAAGCGATGCTGGGTAGCTCCCGGCGTAGCCGACGCAGTCGGTCCACTGCTCCAGCAGCTTCGGCGTCAAAGATTTCCGTCCAAGAGCACTCCACCCGGGCACCCCACGAAGCCGCTGTCCGTCGTCATCGGCAATCGGCTGCCCAGACCGTTCGAATAGGTCAATCAGATCAAGCAGCGACTGCGTCTGCAGGGGCTTCGACGACATCGCCGATCTCCTTCACCAGGTGCCATTTGGCCAGCAGTCGGTCGCACAGCGCCCGGTCCTTTTCCCGCTTGGTCTTGATGTTGCACTTGTTGTTGTCGCGCAGGATCACGGTAATCGTCCGTGCGCGGTCCTTGCCGACCTTTTTCAGCTTGATGGACAGCTTGGCGTAGTTGAGCTGGTGATTGCGGAAGTCGAAGGCGGGGCCAATCAACGACCGGGCGGCCGCGTAGATGTCATCGACGTCCTTGGTCCAGATCTTCACTAGGAGCGACCGTCCATTTCCGGCGGCGTAGCCGAGCTCGACGACCTTGACGAACGCTACCGGCTCGCCGGACAAGTCGAAATTACGCAGCGCCGCCAGGCTCTGGTAGTCGTATTGCTTGAGCGGGATCTTCTCGCCGGTGATGGGCGATTGCAGCAGGGTGTCCGCCACAATGCGCGCCAACGTTTCCCGGCCCGCCGTATCTTTCGACAGCACCTCCAGGTGCCCATTGGCCGGCTCGTAAGTGATGTGCGAAGACACCGCTCGGATCACCTCCTGGGGCACCAATTCGCTCGCCTGCACGCAGTCGATGATTTCCGGTGGGCGGTTGTGATGGATGCTGATCTGGTATAGATCCACGTCCTCGCCGGTCTGTGTATCGGGCCGGAGGCGCTTGAAGATCTGGATCGCGACCGCGTCATCGGAGCACCCGAGTTGTTGGGCGACGGTTTGGTGGAATGCCGCCTTGGCCGCTGCATCCTCGAGTACCGCCAGGTTGGCAGGTGCCATGAAACCGGAGTAGCAGGAGGCGCTTTGCCGGAATACGTCGGCCTGTCGGGCGTTGAGGGCTTCCTCGAAGATCACGGGTTCATGGACGTGCAGCCACAGCGCCCGCTCGTACTGGTTCGGAATCGCGGCGAAGGCTTCCCGGGCAGCGTCATCGAAGATGTCGTCCTTGAAACCGTCGATGACGTCCTGGCCGGCGCCATCGGACAGCAGCACGATCCGTTCGGCCACCTCTTCAATCCGCTGCCGCTCGCCCACCCCAAGAGCCGCGAGCACAACCTCCATCTGTTCACGCTGTTCTTTCTTGGGCTTCTTGGCGTCCACATCCGGCATGGCCAGACCGAATTCATCCACCATGAATTCACGGAACACCGCCGGCGGCAGGTGGCCCAGGAGCTTGCTCAGGTTTTCTGCATCGTTCATCTACATACCCTCAAAGGTTTGGATCGGCTTGGTATCAGCCTCGACGGCCCCTTCTTCTTGTTGGGGTGTGCAGACCGATGACGTTCGGTGCACCGAACGATTCAGATTGTCGCGGAGCGGTTATAGGTTTGTCAAGCAGGTACGAATTCGTTCGGCGAAGTGGTATTATTTTCGGATTGAAGCCAACAAATGAGGAAATACCGGTGCCATCGCCCCTGGGGGACAAGATCCGCGCACTGCGGAAACAGAAGAAGCTCAGCCTGGAACAGTTGGCCGAACTGACCGACTCCAGCAAGAGCTACATCTGGGAACTGGAAAACAAAGACGACCCAAAGCCATCGGCCGAGAAGATCGGCAAGATCGCCACCGTCCTCGAGGTCACCACGGAGTTCCTGCTGACCGAGTCGGCAACCACCCCGGACGAGGAAGTGCTCGACGAGGCCTTCTTCCGTAAGTACAAAAACATGTCCGAGCCGGACAAGAAGAAGATCCGCAAGATCCTCGATGCCTGGGAAGATGAATGACGGACGCGAAAAAGCCCATGGCCGAGGCCAACCGCATCTCGTCCATGCTCAACACGGTTCTCGGTGCGGATCGCTTTCCGGTCAAGGTTGACGAGTTGGCGCTGGAGTATTCACGCCAATGCTTTGCAGACTCGCCGATCGACACGGTTCGGGGCGAGGATCTCGACGGTTTCGACGGTCTGCTGAAGGCCAACAAGGCGCGCTCGAAGTGGCTGGTCCTCTACAACAGCGCCACCCCGTCGGAAGGCCGCAAGCGTTTCACGATCGCGCATGAATTCGGTCACTACATCCTGCACCGCCATCAGCAGGACCTGTTCGAATGCGGCGACGACGACATCGAGACGGGTGACAACAACGAGCGCGACATCGAGGCCGAGGCGGATCTGTTCGCATCGACCCTGCTGATGCCGCTGGACGACTTCCGGCGCCAGGTCGACGGGCAACCGATCAGCTTCGATCTGCTCGGTCACTGCGCCGATCGTTATGGGGTATCGCTGACGGCTGCCGCCCTGCGCTGGACCGAGATCGCTCCCAAGCGCGCCATACTGGTGGCCAGCCGCGACGATCACATGCTATGGGCCAAGTCGAACAAGGCAGCGCTCAGGTCCGGTGCCTACTTCGCGACGCGCAAGAACACCATCGAGCTGCCGCACGATGCGCTGGCGCACAGCTACAACGCCGCTGACATGTGCGACAACAGGACGGGGCGTGCCCAGTCCTGGTTTGCCCGTGAACCTGCCAGCATGCCGGTCACGGAGATGACACGGGTTGCGGGTCAGTATGACTACACGCTGACACTGCTACTGCTGCCCGAGGCCGAGTGGCAGGGTGCGCGGCACGATGATGAGGAACCGGAGGAAGACACCTACGACCGCTTCATCCGAAACGGCCAGTACCCGGTGCGGTAGCTCATGGTGGATCGATCATGAGCGCCCACAAGTGGCAATTCGCCTCCCGTTTCCGCCGTCATGCATTTGGCTGGCGGTCCGACACGCCGGTGCAGCGGATCAAAGAAGCCATCACGGAGATCAAGCAGGTCGCCCGTAAGGAGCCCGTGCTCGCAGCTGAAGGAGCCATCACCCTGCTGGAAAGGCTCTCTCCGGCGCTGGAACAGGTGGACAGCTCATCGGGCGCACTGGGTTCGGCCGTCAACAAGGCCATCGATACCCTGGTGCCCCTCATCGTCAAGGCTGACGTCGAGCCGAAGCTGCGACAACGCTGGCTCGAACGCTTGTGGCAAGCGCTGCAGGACGACGAGATGCCCTACATCGAACTGCTCGGCGATTACTGGGGAGAGTTGTGCGTGGCGCAGGAACTGGCGTCGCACTGGGCCGATGAGTTTTTGCCGGTCGTCGAGAGCGTGTGGAGCCCGAAGGCTTCCGGGCATGGATTCTTCAAAGGCACCAGCGCTTGCCTGGCATCGATGTACGCGGCGGGCCGCCACCAGGAACTGTTGGCGTTGCTCGACAAGGCGCCGTTCAAGTGGTGGCACGACCGGCGCTGGGGCGTGAAGGCGTTGGCAGCGATGGGCAGGAAGGCCGAGGCGATCCGATACGCCGAGGAGTCGCGCGGTCTCAATGATCCTGGCTGGCAGATTGCCGAGGCCTGCGAAGAGATCCTGTTGTCCTCTGGTTTGCTCGACGAGGCCTACCGCCGCTATGCCATCGAGGCAAATCAGGGCGCAACGAACCTGGCGACGTTTCGCGCCATTGCCAAGAAGTATTCCCACAAACAGCCAGATGAGATTCTGCGCGACCTGATTGCCAACACGCCTGGCGCCGAGGGTAAATGGTTCGCGGCAGCGAAAGACGCGGGGCTCTTCGCAGTGGCTGCTGAGTTGGCAGCACGCAGCCCGACCGATCCGCGCACGCTGACGCGCGCTGCCCGTGACTACGCCGAGAAGCAGCCAGCATTCGCGCTCGCCGCAGGTCTCGCTGCGTTGCGCTGGATCTCTCTCGGCTATGGCTACGACATCACCGGCGCTGATGTGCTCGATGCTTATTCGGCAGTCACGCAGGCGGCGGAGAACGCTGGGTTGCCAACCCAGCAGGTCAACGAGCAGATCCGGGAAATGATCGCCAGCACCCAACCCGGAAATTCGTTGATGAAGACCATCCTCGCCCGTCATCTGGCGAACTAAAAGGGACCTGCTTTTCGCAGCAACCCGCATCGGTTCTCACGGCTCCGAAACTCCCTCATGGTGTCGGCGGCAGTCCATCCGGACAATTTCACTGCATGTGAGTTTGACCGAGAGGACCGCCACCAATGCATCAAATCAACCATCTACCACCGGAGCGGATGACGCCGGAGCAGCGTCGCCACGAGATCGCGTCACTGCTGGCCAACGGCCTGGCCCGTCTGCGTATCAGCGGTGCAGAACAGTCCGCACACATCGCCGAAGCGAGCGAGTTTGAGCTTGGCTTCTCTGGCAACCAGCGCGTTCATTTAGACCCCGTCAACAAGACAACTACGGAGTCTAAATGAGCACGTCACTTTCAACGCAGCCATCGGTGGCAGCACAAATCGCCAGGTTGCCCGAGCTGCCGATGGCAGAGATCCGGGCCCTCTGGCAGAAGTTGGTCGGCGGCGACACGCCCACCCACAACCGCCAGTTCCTTGAACGCCGCATTGCCTACCGGCTGCAGGAGCTGGAGTTCCGCAAGGTCGACGCCAACCTGCTGGATCGCAACCAGCGTCGCATCGAGTCTCTGGTCGAAACCGGCAAGGTGAAAAAGCGTGACCGTGATTACCGTCCGGCCGCAGGCACGGTGCTGGTCCGCGAATACAAAGGCGTCGAGTACCGCGTCATCGCGACCGCCGACGGCCAGTATGACTTCCAGGGACGCATGTACCCGAGCCTCTCGATGATCGCCCGCGAAATCACCGGTATGCGCTGGTCGGGGCCACTGTTCTTTGGGCTCAAGCCGCCATCCAATGCCAAGACCAAGCCCGCCACCAAGAAAAGAGGTGGACGATGAGCGAAGTCTTGAAGCGCCGCATGCGCTGCGCGGTCTACACGCGCAAATCCACCGACGAAGGCTTGGACCAGGAATACAACTCCATCGATGCCCAGCGCGACGCCGGTCATGCCTACATCGCCAGCCAGCGCGCCGAAGGCTGGATTCCAGTAGCCGACGACTACGACGATCCCGCTTTCTCGGGCGGCAACATGGAACGTCCGGCGCTGCGCCGCATGATGGCGGACATCGAGGCCGGCAAGATCGACGTGGTGGTCATCTACAAGATCGATCGCCTTACGCGCAGCCTGGCGGACTTCTCCAAGATGGTCGAGGTGTTCGAGCGCTACGGCGTGTCGTTCGTGTCGGTCACCCAGCAGTTCAACACGACGACCTCGATGGGTCGGTTGATGCTGAACATCCTGCTGTCCTTCGCCCAGTTCGAACGGGAGGTCACTGGTGAGCGCATCCGCGACAAGATCGCAGCCAGCAAGCGCAAGGGCATGTGGATGGGTGGTGTGCCGCCGCTCGGTTACGACGTCGAGAACCGGCGGTTGGTGCCCAATGAACGCGAGGCCAAGCTGATCCGGCACATCTTCCAACGCTTTGTCGAACTCGGCTCCAGTACCGCACTGGTCAAGGAGCTGAAACTGGATGGCGTGACGTCGAAGGCGTGGACCACACAAGATGGCAAGACACGCGATGGCAGGCCGATCGACAAGGGCCACATCTACAAGCTCCTCAGTAACCGGACCTACCTTGGCGAGTTGCGGCACAAGGATCAGTGGTACCAAGCCGAACACCCGCCCATCATCAGCCGCGAACTATGGGACAGCGTCCACGCGATCCTGGCCACCAATGGCCGGGTGCGTGGCAACACAACGCGGGCCAAGGTTCCCTATCTGCTCAAGGGCATCGTGTTTGGCAACGACGGGCGCGCGCTGTCGCCGTGGCACACCACCAAGAAGAATGGCCGACGCTACCGTTACTACGTGCCCCAGCGCGACGCCAAGGAACATGCGGGCGCCTCGGGTCTGCCGCGACTGCCTGCCGCCGAACTCGAGTCGGCAGTGCTCGACCAACTGCGCGCGATCCTGCGTGCCCCGAATCTGCTCGGCGACATGCTGCCGCAGGCGATCAAGCTCGACCCAACGCTGGACGAGGCCAAGATCACCGTTGCCATGACCCGGCTCGACGCGATTTGGGATCAACTGTTCCCGGCGGAGCAGACCCGGATCGTGAAATTGCTGGTCGAGAAGGTGATCGTGTCGCCCAATGACCTCGAGGTGCGACTGCGTGCCAACGGCATCGAACGGCTTGTGCTGGAGCTGCGTCCCGAGCCTGTCGAGCAAACTGAGGAGGCGCTGGCATGAGCGACATCCGCATCCAGAAGAACGGCGAGCCGGACATCCTGCAGACCAGCGACGGCAGGCTGACCCTGTCCGTGCCGATCCAGATCAAGCGCCGCAGTGGCCGCAAGTTGGTCACCCTGCCGAACGGCGAAACCGCGCCGGTCAGGCCGTGGGATGTGGCACCAACATCGATTCAACTGGCGTTGGCCAGGGGGCACCGATGGCTGGCCATGCTGGAATCAGGCAAGGCGAAGTCGCTGAAGGAAATCGCCGCGCGGGAAGGCATCGACAACAGCTACGTCAGCCGGATGGTCAACCTGACCACGCTGGCGCCCGACATTGTCGCCGCCATCCTGGACGACGCACTGCCGAACCACATTACGCTATTCGACCTGGCGGTTGATCCGTCGGCGCTGTGGGATGAGCAGCGGAGAAAAGTCTGGGGCGCTTCGTTTAGCACGTCCCGTCTCATGCAGGACGCTTAGGAGGTGCCCCGTTCAGTTGGATCAAGGTGTGATCATTGGTTGTGGCGGGTCTTCTTGAAGACTCATATGCTCCAGACGCCATTGCTTCAGCATCTCACGTTGAGCGACGGTAATGGCACTGTCCGAAATTGGGTCGCAATACATGAGGCAGATGTTTTTCCATCCTGAGTCCCTGGGGTGAAATGCTGCCTCGAAAAGCTCTTCCAGCGCTTCAGCTGCCTTGCCTGCGACTTGTGCAGCAGCTGGCTCGTCTCGAAGGCTGTCATAAAGCACGACAATCCCAAGCTGATAGACGTCATCCGGCCCATCGCGCTCAACGTCTTTACCTTCATCAAGATCGAAAAGCAGTGCGCGTATGTGATCGCCACCGTCTGCCAGGATGCCCTCAATGCGTTTCAGAAAGGTTCGTTTTCCTGGTAGGTTGGCACTACGCAGGCGGTCCTCAAAAGCTTCTGGAAACGCGGCGCGGTGATAACGAGACGCCAGCCACCGCTGAAGTATTCCGATACCCTGGCCATCAAGCCATATGTCTTGGCGGGGATGGGTGGAAAACAGTTCATGCTTTGCTACTGGCTGTTTAGTCGTTGCCAATAGTTCGATTGCTACGGGTCCGGCCTCTGACTGATATTCGATGTGGAGGCGCCTGGCGGTTTTGCCAAATGAATCTCCGCCAAGCCTGTCAATGCGTTTGCCGACCACGACCTCAACGCATGGTTCTTTGTCCTGCGATGCTGATAGGTCGCAGTCGTGGGAAGCGACCACAGCGAAGTACTGATCATCACATTCGGGTGCCATCAGATTGAGCGCCTTCGCTGCTTCAAGAGTTACGACATTGCCTTGGCGCCATGAAAACTGCCGATCGTTGTCTGCCATGCACTGGCCCCTCACGCATCTTCATCAAGGTGAGGAGAACCAAATTCTGTGGAAGTATCGGGAGTCGCAGATCTTCCCGCTAGGCGTGCAGCGAGGCGCTGGCGTTGCTGGGATTCCCTGACCAGAGTGGTAGCGAGCGTTTTTGCCAACTCCACGACATTTCCGTTTTCTCTGACGGCGTCCAAAATGGACTGGCCACCAGCAATCTTTCTGCGGAAAACTTGAGGGGATGTCTCGATCTCAGCTTCAAGGAATACGTCAGTCGCTCGTGCCAGCTCTGAAAGACGTTGTGCGTTTCGCGGCGAAAGAGTGCCTCCCTTAATCCACTCATGTACTGCTTGTCGCGATACGCCAAATACCCTGGAAAGCTCGGATACTGAGATCTTCGTGACCGCACGAATTTGTGCGATGTCTCGAGCAGATTCGCTGATGGCGCCTGCCGAGCTCTCGCTCAGTCCACTGATCTCGATCTGGTTGATGTCCCAATTTGCAGTGGCCGCGCTAGCGTGCAAATAGTTCGGCGACAGCAATCCAAACGTACCAGCTACGCAATAGGTCAAGATGCGCCCACGAAGATTATTCTGCCGCGCCATGTCCACAAGAAGATCATCTTCTTTCGTAAACGCGGCAGTTCGGGCTATGGGTCTTGCTGGCCCATTGGACTGATAGGCTGCGTACATGGTTATCTCCTTTGCGTTTTTAGCTATTCCACGCTGAGACCGCGATCGGCGTAACAGTTGCGTCAAATGCAATCCCGACACCATCACGCAACACTTGCAGCTGAGATTTTATGAGTTCCAGATTGAAAGGGTGCCGACCTTCGATTGATGCATCGGTATCCACTATGGCGTGAACGCCATTGATCTCGCGGAATCGATCGGCAACCTTCATTCCAATGGGTTGAAGATCCATAGGGAATCCAAGCGGTCCAGATTGGATGATCGTTCGTGCGAGAACGGCGCACTTGGCTGTTTGGATATGTGTTTCGGCAAACGAGTGAGAGACCGTGACATCTTCCGGCAAACGGCTGCTCAGCCCGAGCACGCCAGGCGCCAAGTACTCAGCGAGCCCTGTCTCACCACCAGGAGGAACGACTGCGGCGAGGTACCGTAGACCAATCGGCTCGGAGTGGGCCAACGTGACGCATTCGTGAACGATGGCCAACCCCCGCATGAATTCGTCAGCAAGGGATTCAAACGTTTCATACTCTGTCGTGTGAAACGATAGGGCGTTCTGCTCGACGATGAATCCCCTAGTGCTGTCAGTACTAAAAAACATCAGCCGCTCGACTTGTTCAACGACTGGGGGCTGCGGCTGTGGGGCGTCTCCCAGTTGGGGCGCAAGCGTAAATGCCATGGCGATCCCCTTCTTAAAGTCGGGGTAGCCTGCTTTCCGCATGCGATCCTGAATGTCGGGCGCGTAGGAGCCGAGCCGAAGGACGGGGTTGTGCCGGACTTGGGCAATGGTGAAGTACACCGGTGCGTTCTTCATTTTTTGGCCCATGGCACTCTCCAGTTGACGGCGGGATTGACACTTTACAGTATAGTTGACACCTTGTGAAGCGGTAGGTTCACAAGGAAAGACACTGCTGTAAGCGCTGATGCAGATGGGCCGTCTGCGCGAACTTGTTTCCTCCGCTACCCGATACTGCAATCCAACCGCTTGATTCGTCCGCACGTAACCCTTTGATCTGTATGGGCCTGCGTTGCGGCCTTTGCGGACTTCGGGCCAGTTCCAGGGAGCGAGGTCGGAGCGAGGAATGGCCAGGAGAGAATGAAATGTGGCAGGGAACGGGCAATTCGGGCGGCTGCTGAAGTCCGCAGGCTTCCGCAAGAACCCCCAAGAACACGCGGGAACCGGCGCGATCGGGCAAGAAAAAACCCCAACCGAGAACGGTTGGGGTTTCGTTATTGGTGGTGCAGGCGCGACCGGATTCAAACCATTTCTCTGAACGAATGAGCA